AATGGTATTACTTCAATCGTGATGGCTCTATGCAGACTGGTTGGGTTAAATACTACGAGAAATGGTATTACCTCAATTCAGAAAATGGGGACATGGTATCAAACGCATTTGTGCCATACAATGGCGGATACTACCTCATGCTTGAAGATGGTCGCTTGGCTGAAAAAGAAAGCTTTAACATCGAGCCAGACGGCTTGATCACTACGAAATAATTTTTTTTAAAATAGAAAGGAAATTTTCTAAAATATTGTTCTATTGTAACCGCAGGCTTATGCTTGCGGTTTTTTGTTTGCTATGGAAAGGTTGGATTTAAAATCCAAGCTATTTCTCCGAAAGTAGTTTCTGAATTAAAAAAAGTAATGATTTTTTCACTGTTTTTATTTTTTCTACGAATAGATAAGTAGGAGGAAGAAAACATGAACATTTTAAAGATTGAACTTGCAAGCATAGAGCAGACTGATTTGGGCTTTGAGCATTGGGTAGATGTGACTTACACTGTTCCGATTTTGAAAAATGAGTACACGGTTAAGCTGTTATTATTCATGGAATGCAAGATAGAGGACCAAGAGGTTATCGAGTATTTGGTACCGACTTGGAAGTATCGTGATCTCGTGCTGCATTCGGTAAGGATGTATGAAATGGAATCAGACGAGACATAAGACCGTGAGCAAATCACGGTTTTTATTTGTTTGAAAAAGGCTCTCATGGTATAATAGTTTGAAATTGAAACTAGTCAAATAAGTAATAGGGATACACTAAAGGATACAACAATCCTTTTACAAGCCGGTATAATAAGGTTTTTATAACCCCCACCGGCTCCATT